TGGACTGCTCCAGTGGAGGGTTCCCAGAGCACCGTGGTGACCTTGGCAACCCATAGGTTATCGAGGGCGTCAACGATCCAGGCGCGGGTCATTTCGATGTTGGCGAACTGGAGCGTCGCATCGAGGTTGTCGCCTTGGAGCGTAGCCACCGCTCCACCGAAGCTGAACGGCAGAAACAAGTAGCCGTCTACGTTTTGGTTAATCGCGTAGTTCTGGAAGCGGTACTGCGCGGATTGACCGCTGGGGCCGATGTCGAGCAGGTGGCCGTAGGCGTATTCCATTAGATGCCGACTCCTCTACGTGTGGCGGCGCTGTTCTTGAGACTGCGCATGGCGCGGCGTTCACCTTGGATGGCGCCTTGCTGGGCAGCTTGTGCCATGCCGGTTCTGAACTGGTCAGCTGTAACGTAGTCCACATTGTTGATGCGTTCCACGCTGTAGCGGACGTCGATGGGCGCCATCGCGGCTGTTGCTGTGCCGCCGCTTTCGCTGCTGGAGCCGCTGCCTGGAATGACCGATTCTCCACGGGCGCCACGTGAATAACGGGACATGGCGGCCGACATTTTCGACTGCGGGATGACGTATTCCGGTTCGCCCCCTTCGCCGATCAGTGCGCGGGTGGGACCGGTGACAAAACCTCCTTCTGCGTAGCCGGGTACCCGAATTCCGCCAGAACCGAAAGTACTAGAACCAGTGCCTTTAAAGCTGCCACCAAAGGTAGCTTTACCCGCAGCATTTGATTTAGAGGTAAAGCCACTAGAAACCGCCCCACTGATAAAACCAATGACAGTTTCAAGAATATAAATTTCAATCAACTTTGCAATCATCTTAGAAGCCATATCTAAGAAGTGATCGCCTACGCTTTTAAAGAACGCGGCAAGCGCTTCTCGACCTGTCATTGCACCAGAGACAAGTCCCTTAAACGCTTGCTGGAACGCATCGCCAATAGCTTGGGCGCCGGCAATAATTTGGTTTATAGGATCTGTCAACTCGTTAAGCTGACCTCTAGCGGCAGCTAAAGCTTCCCCTAAACGTTCTGTACCTGTCTTACCTTCCCCTGGACCTTGAGCTGCAGTTGTTGCAGTAGTCCCACGGGCACTTTCAAGTCTTTCTAGTTCTTCGCGCAATTCTTTAAGCTTATCCGCGCTTGCTCCGTAAGCTTCGGCTTGAACTAAGGCTGCTTGTGTTATTGCTATTTGCTTGTCTAAAGCATTCAACTGCTCAGATACAAGACGCTCAAAGTTAGCGATCCTTTCAGCCTCAGCAGGTAGTACACCTTCGGTAACAAGTCTTAAATACGTTTTACTGTATTGCACTTCTAGCTCGCGGTTTTTACGTAAATCCTCGAAAGGTTGTAAAGCTTGCTGTTTTGCTGCGGCGTCTGCTACAAATTTATTAAGCGCTATAAGAGCAAGTGCTTCTTTACGTGTTGCTACACGTATGTCGTACTGTGCTTTAAGATTTGCAAGCTGCTCTTTGTATATAGTGTTTATTAGTTCAGTTTCTTGAGCTGTAATGTCTTTTGTTAGTAATTTTTGCTGCGTTTGTAGCTCAAGTATTTTTGCTTCGACGTTAAAGCGAGAATTAAGTTGGTTTACTTCTTCCTGTAGTGCTGCTGCTTCTCCTCCTCGCAAACGAGCAAACTCAACATCGATATCAGCTGCTGCTATTGTTGTTTGCAGTAGTTCTGTTTGTAGCCCCAAGATTGCGGATCTAGCATCTCTTTGATCTTTAAGCTGTTTAAGCTGTTCCGCATCAATAGCTTTTAGTTTGCCTGCATACTGCAAATTAGCTTGTGTAATCATTAAACGATTGCGCTCAGCATCGTAGGCTTTACCAATCCAACCGTTTTTAATTTCTAGCAGCCTGTTTTCATATTCCTGTAAAGCGACTGCTTTTGCAGTAGCTATGTAGGCTTGCCCGTTACGTTCTAAGGACATACCGACAAGACTTAATTTTTTGGTCTCAAGCGCGACTTGTGCAGCCAGTTCTTTTGTTTGTCCTTGCGCTTGAAGCTCTGGAGTCTTGTCGATAGAAGAACTTACAGCTCCTGGTTGTAAGTTAAAGCGTTGGGTATATTGCTCCTGCAAACGTTGTAATGCTTGAGAATTAACAACACCATTATTAGCTTCACGTAGTTGCATTGATTCCTTAAAGTACTGTTGATATGCTTGCGGGTTTGTTTGCCGCAAGGAAGTAAGGAAGTCAGTCTGCGCTGCCTGCTGTCTGTTGTATGCGGTGACACTTGCAAGGAAGGTATTGAGCCAAGTGAGCAAACTTGTAAGTGGTCCGGCTACAGCCGCCTGCATTTGCAGATTTAGTTCGGCTAGTTTTTTATTAAATGAGTCACTTGCGGCTCCAGCGTTTTGCAAGTCTTTGACGCCTTGCGCACCTATTTTTTGTACTAGCTCGGCTTGGATAGCTGCAGCAGCTTCAGTTACGCGGCCGGCTTCGATTAGACGTTCGATGTACTGTTTTTGGCTGCGGCTGGCAATTAAGCCGGCGTCTGCAAGTTTTTGGAAGTTTGTGATCGGATCGCGCATGGCGCTTCCGGCTTCTGTCACAGAGGCGACGAATTGATCCACCAATGCGCCAACGGCACTGGTGGCCACAGACAGCATGGGATTGCCTGGGATAAGACCTCCCAATGCGCCGCCGGCCACAGTCCCAACGCCGCCGCCAAATAGCATTGGGAAGGCGCCACCAATGATGACGTTTTCGGTCATCTCGCGGCGACGTGCCTGCCCTGCTCTGCCTTGCTCTACGCGCCGTTGTCTATCGGCACGCAGCGAAGCCGGGTCTAGTGTTCCAGATGCGACGCGCTGTTGTGCACGGTATTGCTCCATAAGGAGCTTATTCTGATCACGCAGTATCTGGATGCTGCGTTCATCGACAGACTGTTGCTGACGCTTAGCAGCCGTTATTTGTTGTTCAGTTTTTAAGGTTTGAGCTTGTAAGCCGATAACAGTTCGTTCGGATCTAGCTAGAGCATCGGAGGCGGCAGCTCGAATTCGAGCTTGCTCGTTAAGCATCGAACGGTATTGGTCGGAGGCCGTTTCTGTACGGCCGCCAGGGAACAACTCGCCACGGGCTGGTACTTGTGCCAGTGAGTATTGGCCACCGGCCATTGCACGTTCACGCGCCATGAGTTCGGCGCTGCGTTCGCGGGCTACCTCAGCGCTGCGACGGTTCTCTTGGAACTCCTGAACTCTTGTGCGTAATTGCGATTGTGTGCCAAACACACCGGCTTTGCTGGAGCGTGCAATGCGCTCCAGATTTGATGCCCATAGCTTTGTCTGTGCTGCTACTTGTGCGGCAAGACGTTCGTATTCGGCCAGCTCTGCGTTTATCTGGGTCTGTAGTTTTAGGTCTTTCTGTTGTTGAATTTCACGCGATTTAAGGAGAGCTACACGTCTATTAAGTTCAGCATCGCGTACATCTTGCGGTTGTAGACCTTGTGCTTGGCGGATTAAGTCATTTATGGCTTTTTGTTCTTTGCGTTGTTCTTTTTGTACGGCTACGAGTTGCTCTGCTGCTACTACGGCTTCTGCAGTTGAGGAGTGAAATTCGCCGCTTTGTTGTACGGCGTCTCTGAGTTGATTGTTTAGTTGATTGAGTGTGCTGCCTGAAATGAGATCCTTAAATGTTGAAGCAGTGGCATTTAATTCCGTGTTTAGTTGCCCAATGTTGTCAATTACTTGTGCAATTTTTTGTGTAGTTTGTGCACCTACAGCTTTGTCTACGGCAGTAGCAAGTCCTGTAGCCGCGCTTGACGCTTTGAGTATTTGTGGTGCAAATGCCATTGCGGCAACTGCCGCAATTCCAAATGCGTTGGGTACTTGCCCAATGTGATTGAGAATATCTGTAATTACAGCTGGTACACCGCCGAGAGCGCTGTTTACAGTTGCTCCAGCGCTGGCTGCTGCGGCACCAAGGATGCCAAATTTGGTGCCAAGGCCGCCTAAAGCTGTTGTGGCTTTGCCTGCTGCAAGGGTTAGTGCGCCTAGCGCTCCACGCTGACCAATACCTTGGACTGCGGTTCCAATGTCACGTACACTCTTCTGAAAATTGCGTGCATCTAACTTAAAAGCGGCTTCCCCTAGTTGGGTTATGCGCTTTTGAAGTTTGGATAGCTCAGATTCAGCCTGCTTGGTGTCGGCACTTACTCTGATTTTGGCGTCGTAATCGGCCACCGCACCATTGCCTTAGCGTAAAAACAGTCTACGCAACAAAAAAGCCGCCGGGTTAGCGGCGGCGTTTGGCCTTGTCCATCTCCTTTTGCTGGTCCTCGTTCAGGATTTGGAAGTAGGCGCTCCAGCCGAGTAATTCTTCGGCGGTCATTGAGGTCCGAACTTCGGTAAGGGTTAGGCCCAGCTCCTTGGCTACGCCGAATTGGAGCATGAGCCAGCTGTCCTTGCGGAGTTCGGCGCTTAGGATTTTGGGTCGATGGGCTCGGCGTCGTCGGTCAGGATCGCCAGCATCAGAGCTTGCAGGTCTTTGTCCTTGACTTCGTTCTTCAAGACGTCGACTTCGCCGACGCTGAAGAGTTTGGCGCCGGATTCGTCGAGGGCCTTGGCGATCAGCAGTTGAAGTGCGAAGGCGTTGGCGTCGTCGGACTTGGCTTGTTTCTGGGCGCGTTCGCGCTCAGCCATCGTCAGCGGTGCCACCCACATTTCAAATGTGCTGCCGTCGGACAGGTCTACTACTTTTTTGACTGGCTCCAGGTTGGCGGCCTTGCGGAGACGGTCGATTGCGCGTACAGGAACGGGCATACCAGTGCTTGGGGTATGGGATTAGTGTAGCGGAGTAGAAATGAAAAACCCCGGCTGGGGGCCGGGGGTTGCTGAACTGGCTGCGACAGCAGACTATCAGGCTGCGGTGCTGAAGTCGAAGGTCGGGGTGCCAGCAGGGCGGAAGTTGACGGTCACCGATTGGGCGTCGTCGGGGTTGATGTTCAGGCTGGCCGAGGTCAGCACTGCATCGAACGAGATCGAGCGGCTCAGGGTTTCGCTCAGGGTGCCGCCGCTGAATACGCGGTCGGTGTAGAGCTTGAAGGCGGCGCCAGTCTGTTGGCGCTGGAGCACGTCCTCGATCATGCGGTTGGACAGAGCGGCGTCCTCGTTGGTCATGTAGACCGTTGCGGTGCCGGTGCCATCGCCGAAGCCGCTGATGTAGCTGCGGAAGGGCACGTACTGGCCGGGGGTTTGGCCGATGGTGGTGACGTCGATTTCAGCGCGGCTGATTTCGAAGCTCCAGTCGCGGACTTGGCCGACAACGGCGAAGTCGGCGTAGTACACCTCAAACTCGTTGGGGGCAACGGCAGTGCCGTCGTCGGTGATGGCGAGAATGGTGCCACCAGCAGAGGTCGACACGGTGAGTGCGCCGGTTGCAGCGGTGTAGCTCAGGACGTAGTAAGTGGTGGCGTCCGAAATGGGTGCGGGCAGAGTGCCGGTACCGGTGCCGCCGGTTTGGCTGTTCACCACGCGGAATTTCACCGGGTCGCCTGCCTTGAAGTTCAGGTAGGGGGCAACGGTGATTACATCGGTGGTGGCGTTGACGCCGGATTCACCGAAGGTGCCGGTGGTGCCGGCGGGCTTGTAGTAGAGAGCGCCGGACGTGCCGGACAGAACGGTGGTGGCCATAGGGCGTACCAAGTGGACGTTGTTGGGCGGGCACTGCCCGGCTTAATACAGGTTAGCGCCCAACACAAACATTTCCTATGACAACACAGTCGCTACGTAGGAAGTTTCGATGCGTCCCATGAAATGGGGAGATTCTTCCGTAGTGGAAAATGTTGGGCCGTTAATCTCACCGACTTTGAAATAAACACCGCTAGTGCTTTTTGTACTGTTGTTGATGGTTTCCAGCACGTTTACGGCAGTCGTTAGCAAAGTTTGGTTGCGGGCCGGACCTTTGCCTTTTTCTGTGAAAATGCGGATGACAACTGCGCCACGAGCGTTGTCCACGCTGGAGCTAAGAGTGGGTTCGTTGGTAATGCCGAAAGTAACATTGACGCGGACGTATTCAGTGGTTGTGTTGGGTGGGACGGCCGTGATGTTGTCGAAGTAAACCGGTACTGCGGGTACCAGTGCGCCAAAAGCTGTAAGCAATGGATTTTCGACGGCGGCGCGGATGGCTTGGTAGTTCATCGGGGGCTTCTTAGCGCGGCGTCCATTTCTAGTTTGACTGCACGGTTTATTCCGGCGGATGCGTAGGTAGCTAACCAGTCCAAGGGGGCTGTACGACTGGCACCTCCGTTTGGTCTACCGCCTGTTGTCTGGCCCCTGTACGTGTTGGGTAGACGAGTTGTGTCTTGGGGATCCCACTTACTCAAACCGAGTTGTGTTTGAGGAATTACAGCATCCTTGGGACGAATAAATGTTCCTTGTACTTCATCAGTGGCTTCAGCGGCGTAAGGGGAAAAGTTGGAGATCCTGTAGACGATTTTGTCTTTTAAGACTGTTGTTCTGAATAGTGTTGCTGTGGCTTGGCGACCGGTAAATGGGGTAGATGTAAATTCGACTGGGCGGGGTTCGCCGGACTGGCCATCGCCTTTGACGAGTTGACCTTGGGGGCCTTCGATTTGCCAGGAGTTTGAGAACTTTCCGGTCCAGCTTGGGCCGGCTTGTTGTACTTCTCGGACAACGCGCTCGGCTGCCAACGTAGGGCCGACCAATGCGAGTGATCCGCCTAGGCGGTCAAGCTCCTCTGCGAGTTCTTTGCCCCCTTGCCAAAAACCTTTCTTAGCCATTACTGCGGCCTCGCAATAAAGGTGTGCATGACCGGATTGTCCCCGCGATAAGACGTAATGTTGATGATCTTGGCTTCGCGGGTGGCGCCGTCTTGGGTGTATTGGATGCGGTCGGCTTCAGTGGGGTAATACGTTCCAAGCTCACTGGTGCCAATAATGACCTTGAGGTCGGTGGTTTGATATAAACCTTCGGATTCGCGCGGGTTGAGGCGGGTGATGACGGCTTTGACTGTAACGGTGATGTCGGAGCCTGTGACCGCTCCAGTCGTTGGGTTGTAGGTGCGGGGGGTGGCGGTTTTGATGTACGTGATGTTTTGGCCCCAGTCGGCGAGGAGTGAGGTGGGGATGGGGGCGAAGGTGGTGTCGATTAGGCC